GCTTCAGCGTGAGCCTCGTCGAGAATCCTCCGCCTGAAAGCTGATGCGACACCGAGAAGATGGTGTAGACGTCGTCCAGACGCTTTCCTAGGCCCGTGACTCGCACATTCTGGCCTGGCAGCAGGTTGGGGGCACCGAGCGTCTCCACTTCAAGCTCGATGCCTGACCCGTCTGCCGAGACGAGTGCATTCATGGCCTTTGCGGCCTCTTGGTTGACTCTGGATGCCGCTTCGTCCGTCTGGTCGTCCGCCTGCTCGATGCGGCTACTCTCTGCGTAGTCTTTCCTGTCGTACCCAACCTGCTGCCCCTTCGTCTGCGCTGGTGCAGACGCCGGGTTCATCTCTGCTTCGAACTCCGTCTTTGTCGTCTTGTCGAGCGCCCTTCGGATGGCCGTCTTGGAGTACGAGGAGAGATAGACGCCCGTCGTGTCGCTGCTGGCGCTCAGGATGGGGTAGAAGCTCGTCGTCAGTCGCCCCGCCGGGAAGTCGAAGAGCCGTAGCTCTGCGACGGGCTCCCGAAGAACGATGGCCGCCATCGACACGAGCCGGAGTTTGTTGTTGGAGAGGTCCAACCAACACCCGCAGGCCCGCGCAATCTCGTAGATGGCCCCTAGGTAGGACTTGGTGGCCGAAATGACCGCGCGCGGGGCCAGTAGAAGCTGGGCCGTGCTGTCATCCAGTAAGTCGGCATCGCGCTCGACGCCAAGTTTCTTCGCGAAGTCGTTGATGTGGTCGATTCCGGCCTTCGAGTCGAACACGCCCACCAGCCCAGTCGTGTCCAGAAAGTAGCCAGACGCGCCCTGCGCCTTGAGGTTGATGGTGATGTCACCGCCGTAGGAGATGTCTGGAGCCTGAATCAGCCCTCGAAAAGGCGGAGAAATTCCACCAACACCCGTGGTGTACCCGAATTGTATTTCCAGAGCCGAAGTAGCCCACTCGATGATTTCAGAGTCCAGCAGCTTCTTTGCCTCGTGAAACGGTGGCGTCAGGCTGGCCGACAACACGGGCACGTAGGCCAAACCCAACTCCACGCTGACGGACTCAACATACGAGAGCGACTCAAAACTGATGTCCTCTGTGCTTCCCGTGAAGCCGTTGACTTCAGTCAGGTTGCGCCCTTGTCGAGCCACGACTGGGGAGCCGCTGAACCAGAGCGGGTAACGTCTTTCCCCGACGCCTTGCTTCGGGTTGACGACAATCGCCGCTGAGAAAAACGGACTTGAGAAGTCGAGGAGCGGCTTCAGCATGACCTGTTACTGCTGGACTTCCGGGGTGTTGAAGAGAGTCTCGTTCACGTAAGCGGGAGACGGAATCCTGATGGTGGTGGCAGGAACGAGCTGTGTTGGAACCAGCTCGATGTTGTTGGCCTCGGCGATGACCCACCAGAGATTTGGGTCTCCGTAGAAGCGCGCCGCAAGCAGGTCGATTCTGTCTCCCTCCTGAACGCAGTAATAGATGTCGTCCTTGGACTGGGGGATGTCCGGGAGGTTGTCGAAATCCCAGAACTCGACACCTCCAACTTCGACGAACTGCTTGAAGCGCAACCTGCTTCTGACGTTGACGTTGGCGGGCATCGGCTACCTCGTCGGCTTGGTTGCCCCGGCGACCGGCTTTGGTGGCGCAGGCTGCGTTGTAATAGGGCGGCGAACTGGGCCTGTTGTAGGCACGGACGGCGGAACTTCCTTCGTCTGCCTCCTGAGTGCTTCAAGCAGTGCGCTGTGCTGCTGCTTGAGGAGGGCGATGTACCCGTCGACCCACGCCGGGTGGTTGATGGCCTCGACGAGGGCATCATTCAGTCTTTCCGGGTTGACTGCTGGCGGTGCAGAGGCGGAGGTTGCCTGCGAGAGCCCTGCCGGAGACCGGCTTCCGGCTGAGAGCTGCGGAATTCCCTTGAAAGCCGAAGCTCCGGCCCCGAACTTCAGGGAACTACCGGCCCCGAGCTTCAGGGAACTAAACGGCATCTGGAACCCAGTCGCCACTGCACCTGTCGGGACGCTTGTAGTCGTCGGCGGCGGCGTCATGGTGGGCGTTGTCTGTGTTGCAGGCGACACTGGCCTTTGGACAGCCGCCTCTGCCGTAGGCTTTTGAGGCTGCGCCGACTTCGGGAGGAACGAGCGGAGTTTCTCGTCCACGAAGTCGAATGCCTTTCCGATGATGTCCTTCAGACTTCCGAAGGCATCCTTGATGAGTTTGATTCCGTCGGCCAGTTTTGTGACGGTGGCCTCGTAGAACGTCTTGAAGAATTCACCAATCGGCCCAAGGATTCCTCCGAACGTCTCCCAGAGGTAGTTTCCAAACCGACTGAGTGCGTCTCCGACGACACTGAAGCCGGACAGGAATCCGCCGACTAACTTTTCCTTGATGACGGCGTACATCACCTCGAACGCCAGCCTGACTGTCCCGTAGACGCGCTCGATGACGTACAGAAACGTAGAGAGCACCTCTCCGACGACGGTGAATCCGAGCTGGAACGTTCCGACGACTGTCTCGACGATGGACTGAATGGCGTTGAAGACTGTGAAAATTGGACCTGCAGCGGCCGGAAACTGGCTCGCCAGCTGGTCACGGATTCCAGAAATCAGACCGGCGACGAAGCTCTTGACGATTTCGAGTGCGCCGACCAGTGCGTCGGCAAGCGCAACGGGGAGACGCTGGATGATGCCGACAAGCATCCCTATCCAGTCCAGTACGAAGCCTGGTGACTCGAACAGGAAGCCTAGGAATTTTACCGGCAACGAGACGATGTACCCGGCAAGATTTCCAAGCAGCTCCCCGGCATCCCCTGCAAATCCAGCTACAGCATCGACTGCCTGCGCCGTCGCATCCGGGAAGAACAGGAATCCTGCCGTCAGCGCAGCTACTGCCGTCAGGACACCCGCCGCGGCACCTGTCGTCCCGGTGAGGAATCCAACAACCTCTGTTGCAATACCGGCAACCCCACTCAGGACGTTCCAGAGCCCGCTCAGCAGTGTCCCTGCAGACGGGAGGAGTCTCACGAAAAAACCGACTGCGCTTCCGAGGTAGCTGAAAGCCGTAAAGGCCACCTGCGCTACTGTTCCAACGAGACTCAGAACCCGAACGAGAGGCCCGAAGGCGATGACACCTGTAGCAATCAACGGCAGAGACGGCACGAAAGATGACGCCATCTTGTCGGACATCGTCATGCTGGGGTCGGACCATACGGTCCACATCTCCTTCCACCATCCATCGATGTACCCAAGCGTCTCCTCCTTGGCCCAACCCAGCGCCTCGCGGAGTTTGGTGCCGATTCCTGCGCCGATAGCCTCTGCGTCCGATCCTGTCAGGACGTCCGTTCCAGTCATCTTCCCGCTCAAGCCTGCCCACAGTGAGACGACGACCTCCTGCGCAAACGCAAAAGCCGACTTGAGGGCAGAGGTGATGCCATCGAGGATTTTCTTCGCCCAAGCCTCGTAGGTCGTCTGGTTCTCCGTGTCCTTTGGCCTGAAGAGCGCCTTGATGAAAGAGGCAATCGCCTTTGAGGCGAGCTTGGCGTACTTCGGCAGCGTCACAGTGACGAACTTCTCTACCGTCGCGGCTATCTCGTTGAACGCCTCCTCTGTTGTCTTCCCCTGCGCCTTGAGGGATACGAACTTCGCGGCGAGTCCTGCTGCGGCGGCAGTCAGCAGTCCGAATGGAGACAGGATGTTGATGCCTGCGGCCCGAAGCTTGGCAAGCGGGGAGATGAGCGTCTCTGTCGTGCTACCAAGCGCAACCAGCGGGCCCTGCATGTCCGGCGGGAAAAGTCCGGCTGCGCCGAACTTCTGAATGTCCGCCATCTTGTTGAGGACGAGTGCGAGCGGCCCACCCTCCGAGGCCGTCTTCTGCATGAGGTTCCCGAAGTCCCTGAAGGACTGGCTCGTCCCCTTGAGGAACTCATTTGTCGTCATCGTCCCAAGCGCGCGGAAGCGTTGGAGGAAGGCCGCCTGCTGGTCGGCGAAGATTTCCTGCGCGGTACGAGGGTCTTGGTAACTCTTGGTGATTTCCTTCCCGGCCTTTTTTCCCTCCTCACCCAGCTTCTTGAGGTCCAACGTCAGGTACTGGGTCCGCTTGCTGGCGTCTCTCAGTCCGTCCGCAAGTTTGGTAGCAGCCTCGTCGCCCAGCGCGCCCTTGAGTTGCGACTCAACAAACCCGAGTACCTGTCCAGTGTCCTGTCCCCGGCGCTCCAATTCGTCGACGGCTTTCGCCATCATTCGCATGAAGTCCTGCGGCCCTTCGGCCATCGACTGCATGACTGCGTCTTGGGAGACGCCGACCTTGGTAAGCGCCGTCAGGAGTCCCGGAAACTCCGTCGCCGCTCCATCGATGAGGTCTTTGAATTGCGACGCCGACTCCGCAAGGGCATCCTGCAGCTTGACTGCGGCCTCAAGGCCACCCGCGATGCCCTGGGCCTGGAGAACCTTGCCCAGCCCGAGTGTCTGCTTCGTCTGCTCGGCGACCCGCTTCGTGGCCTCCTTGGCGTCCAGCCCCATCGAGACGAAGACGTTTTTTCGCGCCTTCATCTTGTCGGCCATTCCCGCAAGGGCGTTGAACGCCTCCTGCATGTTGCCAGACTCTTTCCCGACGGTGGCTGCCATCGCATTCATCTCGGCGAGCTGCTCCGAGGTGAACCCAAGCGACTTCTGCAGTTGGCTCTGCGCGTAGATGAAGTCCTTGGCGCTCAGTCCAGACTGGGTGGCGAACTTGGCCAGGTCCTCTGCCGTCTTGACGCCGAAGGCAGACTCGAACGCGGCCTTTGTTTCGGCACTTGCCCACCGCATGCCAATGAGTGCTTCGTTGGCAACGTCCGTGGACATGCCGATGCTCTTGGACATGGCAAATGACTGCCGTGCCATTTCCCGAGACTGCTCGGCGGTAAAGCCAGTCTGAGCGCCCAACTTCGACATGGCGACGGCGTTCGCCTTGAACGCTGCCTCCCACGAGGACGTCAGCTCCATCCCTCCTGTGCCGATGGTTTTGAGCCTGTCGGCCATCTGGTCGAGCTTGTCGAACGAGAAGGCCGACAGCATCGTCTGAATCCGGGAAAGGCCGAGAATCTCCTTCCCGAGAGACCGAAACTCAGACGTGAGGTCGGAGAGGGCCCGGACAACCGGGTTGGCCCGCGCCGTGAAATTGAAGCCGAGATTCAGTGCCATTCAGCCCTCAGCCTCATGTTCTATCAGATGTCGCCTACCGCCTCATTCGAGAGCGCGAATTGGCAGCCTGCTGACGCTGGGCGTCTTCTCGCTTCTGCTCCAACTCCAGTTTCTTCTTGAGGAGCCGCTGCCGCCGAGTCGTCGGCATCGACATGATGGCGTCGTAAGGAAGATGCCAGCTCTCCATCAGGTAGAAGATTTCGTCCTCCAGTCCTTCTGGACCCGATGCGGGAAGAAAAAACCGGCCTGCCCGAGGTCCAGCTCCGTCTCGAAGTCGTGCCCACAGGCAGGGCAAGTCATCTGCATGGCAGTGTCTACCCCGCCATCATTCTCCTCAAGGGCCTCTCGTAGGGCTGAACGGTCCCGGAAGGACAGCGCCTTGATGTCCGGCATGGTTGGGGCCTTGCCGTTGAGCAACTCCAGCCGACACAGCAACGTCATGCTGGGCTTCTCCTCGTCTGGAACCTTGGAGACGCGCTCCTCGTCGGCCCCGGTCGCCAGTCTGAAGCGTGCCGTCTTGCCAGAAGGAAGCGTCGTGTCGAAGACGCGCCTCTTCGGGTCTTTCATGGGCTTGGTTTCGAGGTCTCCGAGATTGAGGACGTAGCGACTCTTCACCTTGCACGCCGGGCACTCCTGCTCCACAGGGTACTCGTCTCCAAGAGACGTCCGCCGAAGGGCAAGCAGCAGGAAGATTCTGTCGCCAACTGGCAGCTCCTGCACGATGGCAGCGAACTGATTCCTGTCTGTGATGGTTCCAACCTGCTCCACGCAGTTGACGATGAGTGCGTTGATTTTCCGCAGCGGAGACAGCTTGGTTGAGGCGAGCAAGTCCTCCTCCCGTCCCGTCATCTCGCGCAGTCGGACTTCGGTGTGCAGCGTTCCGTCGGGGGCCAAGTACCCGCACGGAAGCGTGTATTCGGCTTGCGTGGATTTCGGCGTCTCCAGAAGGTTCTGGTTGACGACTTCAGAGAACGTGACTTGTCCGCTCATGGGAGATTCCTCAGCTCGACGAGTGGGATGGCTTCAGCTTCGTACATGCAGAACAGCGACTTCAGGGCCGACGTGACGGTCATCCCCTGTCGGTCCACCAGCGTCTTGAACGACTGGTACAAGTCCGCGTCCACCCAGATGTTCAGGCGCACGTCTGACCCGCCATCTTGGTACTGCGTGATGTCGTCGAACCGACTCTGCGTTGCGACGTACTGCGCCATCAGGAAACGAACCAGCGACGAGATGCTGGAAACACCGCGTTCTTTGCGCACCAACAGACTCTTGTAGAGCCGGTGTGAAACCCAGATGTTGACGAGTCTCCGACTCTTTTCAGAAATCTGTTTCAGGGCGTACCCAGAAGCCAGCTCGCACGCCCGGCACAACACGACGATGTTTCCTGGAATCGTCTTTCCGCCCGCCTCAACTGGAACAATGAGGCGAGCCGAAACCTTGTGCTCGCTCCCGCAATTCGCGCACAGGCCACGAGCTTCCTCTACGGCCCGCGTTGCCCAGTCTTTTTCGTTTGTCCGGGTGAGGTCCATACGGTCCCCGAAGAAGGGACCGACTTACTTCACTTTTGAAGGAAGGTCTACTCCTCCCCGACAACCCAGCCCATCGCGCGGAGGGCCCTGGCGTACTCCGGGTCCGCCGCCGCGAGGCGCTCCACCGGCCCGTCAGCAAGCGGAGGCGTCCGCCGAAGGGGCTGTCCAAGGGGCACGGGGTAGGAGCCGACGTTGGCAGTCGTCGTGGCCTCCTCTCTCCGGGCGAGGAGGGCGCGAACGTCGAGAGTCTTCCAACCTGAGTTGTTTCCCATGCTGGAATTCTATACGGACGAGAGGGAGATTTCCTCCACCATCTCGGCGTCAACCTCAAGCTCCTGAATAGAAATGTCTCCAGTGGAAGCGTCGAAGTCCGAGCCGGACCTGTAGCGCACAGGAACACACTTATGGAGGAGAAATGCCCTCGCTGGAACCAACACGGGTGAGTTGTTGAACTCTCTGGCACCCCATAGGGCCCCGTACTGGAGCAACGCACTGGAGCCCCCTGCTACGCCCGCCTGAAGCGATTGGCCTGCTCCGAGGAGTACCCCAGTCGCCGCAGACACCGCCGCGCCTGTGGCCGCCGCAGCCGCCGCAGCAGAGGCACGCCTCGTCTCGTCGTCGGCCGTAGGTGTGCCGAGCCCGAAGTTGCGGAAGAAGTGGACCAGCAACAGGGAGCGCCTGTACGTGACCCCGCCTACTCCTCCGATTCCAGTGGAGCTGAAATTTGTGAGGTTCGCGGTAGTCCCGCTGACGGCCGCCTTCATCCAGTTGAAGAAGTCCGAGTTGTAGAAGGTGACGCCTCTGGACAGGGTAATTGAGCCGACGGACGCCCCCTTGATGACTTTGGTGGGGTACATCGCGTTGCCCTCTGTGATGTCCATCGTCTCCGCAGAAATCTCTGGCGCGGAGATGGAGGTGAATCCGGCAAGAGGTGAAAACAGGGGCAGGGAGAGCCCGTCAATCGGCGCAACGTCGTACAGCCAGAAGCGCGAAGCCGGAATCGGGTCGAAGATGGCGGCGCGTCGAAGTGAGACAAGCGGTGCGGCGGACGATGCTGTCATGGTGGCCCCAAAAGAAAACGCCGAGGCGAGTGTATCCGCCCCGGCGTCGTCCAGTCAGAATGAAGCGTCTCAGACAGAGCGCCGGGTGCCCGTAGGCTGCGCGCCGTTCTCGATGACGTCGAAGTTCTCGTAGGCCACGTCGATTTCTTGAATCGAGATGTCCGATGAGGATGCGTCCATGTCTCCAGCCACCTTATGGCGCGTGGCGAAGGCGTTGTAGAGGACGTACTCCCGAGTCGCCGTCGCACCGGGGTCGAACGTTGCCATCGAAGACCCAAACGTCGCGCGGTTCGAGCCCGTCAGCGCCTGCTGCGTCAGCACCGAGCGGTTGAAGTGCTTGATGGTCATGTCGCAGCGGTAGTCGCCCTCGCCCTCGATGATGATGCGGAGCCACGCCCAGAACGTCGAGTAGCCAGGCACCACGCCCTTCTGGAGGGACACGTCCGAGACAGTCGTCGTGCCTGGAAACTTCCTGGCGTAGTTGTACGTCCCCTCCCGGTACTCCACCGCTTCCGTGGTGGCCTCCGGCGTGGTGACAGACATGAAGCCCGCAGGGACGTTGGCTCCGAACGTGTCGATGTTGAGGCTCGCGTCACTGAAGTTCGTCGTGACGTGAAACCGCATTGAATGCAGGAAGTCGCTTTGTGCAGCGCGTGCCATGTGTTGTCCTCTGCGTGGTTTGAGAGAAGCCTACGCCCCGGACTGAATCCGGGGCAAGGATTCGGCCATTACGACTCGCGCCGGGCCGTCAGCACCACTTCGCCCGCCACGCCCGAGTCGCTGCGCCGAATGAAGAGGCCCACAGTCGCACCCGGAGTCAGTACGACAGACGTGTTCCCGGAGCCGAGCGAAGCGGCGCGCTGCACTCCAGTCGATGCCGACGGGATGGTAGCCACCAGGGTGCCGCCGCCAGCCGCAGCAGACCGAACATCGAGCGACGACAACGCCACGGCCGTCGAAATGGTAGCCATCGCGTCGAGAATCCGAATCTTGTACGGGAGGGTGTTGACGGCGTACACCACCACGTCGTCTGGAGAGCCACCAGAGCCTGCGCTGAATGCCTTGAAGATGGTGATGGGGGCTGCCGCAGCGACAGCAGCAGCCACCGGGGCCACAGCATCGGCAGTCAGAGAGCCTGGAACCAGCGTCGAAGCCAGCGGCTGGTTGGCGGCGCTGATGGCCGCCAGCTCCTCGGCCGAGAACGTCGTGTCCACCGAGAGCTTGCCGGCAGCCACGGCGTCCTGAAGGCCCCGCATCGCGGAGATTTCGGCAGGGGAGCGGGTGACGTCCACGAACGAACCAGCCGGAACGGCCGAGTAGATGTCGTTGAGCCAGTAGTCCGACGTCGTGAGGTTGGTGATTCTGAGGGTTGCCATTTTTTTCTTCTCCTCGGGCGTGGGCCCAGTGAAACTGCGAAGGACCGTATGGTCCGGGTTAGCTGTTCAGCGACTTCTGCTGGAACCTGATTCTGACGAATTCTGCGGGCTTGTTGGGGGCCACGCCGACATCGACGATGATTTGACCCGCCTCGATGGTTTCAGGCGTGTTGTTGCTGGCGTCGCACACCACGAAGTACGCCTGCGCCGGACTCGTTCCGGCGAAGTAGCCCTGTGAGAAGAGGTTCGAGAGGAACGAACCGATTTGGGCCGAAATCTTCGACCAGAGGGCGGGGCCGTTGTTCTCGAACGTCGTCCACCACGTCGCGTTGTAGATGGACTTCTGGAGGAACATGAACAGGCGGCGCGCGTTGATGTACCGCCAGTCCGGGACATTCGAGATGGTACGCACACCCCACACCGCACGGCCCGTCTGAGTGCTGTCGATGAGCGGGTTGATTCTGTTGGGGTAGACGATGTTGCGCTCTTCCAGCGTCGTGGTGCGCTCCATCCCGACGATGTAGTTGAGTGCGCCGTCAACGGTGCCGCCGGGCGACTTCCCGACATTCCGCGTCGCGTCGGTGCGCGCGTAGATGCCCGCGATGTGCGCCAGGGGCGGGAAGGTTGTCGGGCGGTTGTTGTTGAGCGGGTCTGCCACGCGGACCCACGGCCAGTAGACGGCCGCGTAGTCGGAGTTACGGCCAAGGGAGAAGCGCAACCAGTCCACGGCCTGCTGGGCGTCGTACCCAGCAGGAGTCGTCAGAATGATGAAGCGGTCGCCACCCGAGGCCGACGCAGCGCGCGTGGCCGCGTAGTCGAGTTGGTCGCTGGCAATCAGCGAATTGCCCGCGTAGTCGGGGATGACGATGTGGAGAATCTCCTCCACTCGGTTGAAGGCGTACATTCCCCCGTTGGACGAAACCAGCGTCGCCGCGTTGGTGAACTGGTCCCGGCCCCAGTTGATGCCGTCGAAAGTGCCCTCGCTCCCCTGCTTGTAGAGCTTGGTGCTGTCGCCGAAGCGCTCGACTTGGGAGGTAAGTGCTGGGGCCGAACGGTAGGAGGCCACCACCAGCGAGCCCCCGCGAATTGGGAACCCCGTGGTGAATGAGACAGAACCCGTCGTGTAGTTCACCTCGTTGACGACACCGGGACTGGCATCCACGTCGCCAACGAGTGCGCCAGTGCCGTTGTCGGTGATGGAGCGCGCCGTACCAGACGTGTCCGTGTAGGACACGACGATGGTGCGCGGTTGGAGGGGGACCCCGGGGAGAACAGCGGACACCGCTCGGTTTGGCGCGAGCCCGTTGCCACCGGCGAGCACCACCGACACTGGCGTCGCCGCGAGTTGTCCAGGAGCCTCGTCCCCGGCTGGCTCCTGTACCGTCACGAGGTCCGACAATTCGTTGAGAACGTCGGCGAAGTAGACAGGCGACGTCGGGTCGTCGAAGACCAGCTCCTCGTACTGTTCCGCCGCCTCGAAGTTGCCCGTCTGTGGATTCAGCAGCTCCACCACCACGTCGAAGCGCGAGTACGTACCCGTTGGCGCGTCGAAGAAGTTGGGAGAGCCAGACAGGCGAACGCGCACGTCGTTGCCCCATGCCCCCACCGAGATTGGATTCAGAGTCCATGCTGCCCGCGTGTACGTCGCCAGGATGGGCGACTTGACGTGAGGCACGAAGCCGGCGACGGGAATGGAGAATGCCCCAGTCGAGTAGTTGATGGAACCTGGGGCGCTGACATCCCCAACCCAGAGGCCCTCGGACGATGCCGTAGTCGGGGCCACCACGAAGCCCGCTGCCGCCACGGTGTCCGACAGAAGCACGGCGCCTGGAGACGTGCTGCTCTTGGGAAGCAGCCGCAGCTTGTTCGTCGAGCCGGAGACTGCCTCAGCTCGCAGCAACAACGTCGTTGAAGTGTTGATGGCCGACACGAGGGCATCGCGCACCTGCTCAGCCGTGTCCGTCCCGGAGAATGGGACGGGGACGCCCGTGGCGATTCCGTTCGAGTCGAACTCGAATGTGATGGGCGCAGTCACACCATCGTCGATGACGACAGTCTCTGCGTCCACCAGCAAGGAGCCAGCGACGACCTGAATGGAGGCCAACGCATCCTGTGCCGTCCTGGTGGCAGACGTAGGCGTGAAGTCGGCCGTCACCAGATTTCCGTCGTCCGCGACGGCCGGGACGAAGTTACCGAAGGTGCGCAACGAGAATCGGCCGGAGCGATGGTCCAGCACGACAACCGCGCCATTTGTAGCGTCTCCGACCGAACCCTGCGCGATGGCCGACGTACCCACGGGAATCGACACCGACTGCGTCGGGCCGCCCGTCGAGGCGGCCACGTCGAAGGTGATGGTGACGGTGCCGCGCTCGACCGCGTCGAGGCGGCTGTCGAAGGCCGGAAGCGACGATGGATTGATGCGCCCCTCGTAGCTGGCCTGCCCATCCACAAGCGCGAGGTTGGCCGTGTTGTCGCGGTTCCTGGTGTTCTGCGCCAGCACAGGAGTCCCCGCCTGCCGCCACTCCACGGTGAACGAGGCTGGCACCACCGGGGCAGCCCCAGAGGCCGTGTTGACGGAACCGACAATCGGAGTAGTCGTGCCGTCACCTTCGGCCACCAGCTCGTTCTTCCGAACGGACTGGATGTTGGCCTGAGCCGCCACAGCGTCGGCAGGAGGGACGCGCACCACGTAGGCGCGCCGACCGCCGTTGGCAAAGAAGGCCGCAATGGACAGCGGCATTCGGCTCTGAGAGACAAGACCGCCGAAGGTCCGGGTGTATTGCTCGAATGACTGCACCAGCACCGCCACGTTTGCCGGACCGCGCGCAGCGTACCCGACGATGCCCATGTTCGACGTGGTGACGCCTGGGACGATTTGGGCGGCCGTCTGGACTTCCTCGATGAAAACGCCTGCCGAAAGAGTGTCAGCCATTTTGAATTCTCCTGATTGAGTCTCGATTGGACTCTATTTGTTACGCCCTACGGGAGCGACGCTGTGCCCTCGTTTCGTACTTCGGCGTTTCTTGTGGTTGCTTCTCGGGCTTGATTTCCGTCGGAGAGGGTTCCCCAGTCGGAGCCGAGTTGACGGCAGGAGCCGAAACTTCCTCAATCTGTGACTTGGCCGGAGGTTCAGCCGTCGTGGTGTAGACAGGGAGGATGGACTCAGTCTGCGGAGCGACGGGTTCCGTCACCAGTGGCGTCGAGATGGTTTGTGCCTGAGGGACTGGAGCTTCCGACACAGGCTTCTTGGTGACGGGTGCATGGGCCTGTGGTGGGTTGGACGTGTCCTCCTCTGCGGCCCGGACGAGAATCCCTCGGCGGACAAGCTGAAGGAGCGAGTCCGACGTCGCTTCCCGAGAATCGAGTTGAATCCACGTCTTCGGGGCTGCAGACGCAACCTTCCCACTCGTCGTGATGAAGGAGACAGGACCGCGAGAGGTGTTGAAAAACTTGGGCATCTTTATCTCCCAGACACGTTGACTGTCGGTTGCCGAGTGACAGTACGAGAAGTCGTTTCGTCTGCCAAATCGTACTCTGCTTCGACGCGAACCGTCACGGCAAACAGAATCGTTCTCTCTGAAATGCCAGCGATGTCGTCGAGATTGGCAATTCCCTCGTTGAACGCCTCATAGGAGCGAACGACGCCGAGGGAGTCCTTGACGAAGATGGCTCCGTATGGCGGAAATCTTCGCAGGACGTGGTCCAGCATCTTGTTTCCAGCCGCGCGGCCACCGAATCCGCCGCGCAGGTTGTTGTAGATGTTGATGGTGTAGGTGATGTCGTAGGGCGCTGCGTCCAGCCTGCTGGACATCGCGTCGAAGCCGACCACCTGCGTCCCGCCTGGGCCTGCCGCAACCGTCTCCAGCGCCGTCTTGGCCGGGGCCCGGTACTGGGCCTGAAACGGGTGGATTCTGTTGAACGAGATGCTCATGTCGTCGCGCGAGACGACAAAGGCCGGGTAGCGGAAGTTTGCGTACAAGTCTTCCGGGAAGAAGAAGTGGACGGGAATACCGGGGTCACCGTCTGGTGGATTCACTCCTTCAATGTTGACGTAATACCTGTCGCCATTCACCTGTGCGCCCAACGCTTCGACGATGCCTTGGTCGAACGACCGCAGCGTCACCGTCCCGTTTGGGCGCTCTCCGCGAATCTGCTGCTGGAGAGCGTCCGATGAATGTGGCAAGGATTACTCCTCGGAGTCGACTTCGTCTTCCTCTGCGTCCAGCGCGGCGAGAACGAGGTCGGCGAATCCCATCGTCTTCGCCTTCCCGACCCACTCGGCCACGGCAACCTCGTTGTCCTCCTCGGGCATCGGTGGCAGGGAGCCGTCCTCTTCGAGACTTGCGGCGACATCGAACACGGCCTCAACGGCCTCATCCTCCGTCATGTCCCACTCGTCGAGGATGGCATCGACGACCGAGAGAATGTACGAGTCGAACACGTCGAGGACATCAGACACGTTCGTGGCATCGCTCTCTCCGGGCTCGCCCTCAGCATGCGCCGTCTCAGGCTCCGAAGAGGGGCCCCATGCCTCCTCGCCCTCCTGAAGCCGGGCGCGAATGCTCTCCAGTTTCGCTGACATTTCTGCGTTCATGGTGTTTCTCTCCTTGGGCGGATTCTTACACCGCCTAGATGAATTTGTCCTCAAACCCGGACGCGGACTCTACCTCAGGTTCTGGAACCTTGGGCGATGCTCTGGACAACCAGCGCTTCCATGCAACATTTCTCCAGTCGAATGCCTGCGCCGCGAAGCCGTCATCAAACAACTCCTTGAGTGTCCTTTTGGAGGCCACGATGGCTGGACGCCAGTGCGCGACTGCGCGAGTCCCCCCAATCCCAAACTCAAGTCGGAGGGCCATGTAGACGAGGTCCAGCGTACTCGTAGGTTTAGCCGGGGAGAGCTTGTTTGACGTTGGCGCTCCTACCTGCGCCAGTTCCTTCGTCCATCTCGGCCTGTCCTTGTTCCGCATCTCCGTGACGGCGCGAACTTCTCTTGTCGAAACTCGGCGGACCACCATGCGCGCTTCGCGCGGCTCAGGTGCAAACGGAAGCGTCTCCTGGGTCCACGGCTGGTACTTCATCAGAATCTCTACCGCCGGGCTGAGTGACCGACCCTTCCTGCCCTTGAAGTAGATGATGTCTGTCGTCTTTTCGACGGTGTCGGTCTTCGGGTCGAGCCCCAGCACGGCGTAGTCCGGGTGCCTGCTGCTGCCGTGTTGGTAGAGCCGGAGCGCATCTCTGTACCGCGCGTACTCGTCCGTCTTTGGAATCTTGCTCTTTGCCGTGTCGAGGAGCGTCTTGGCGGACTGGTAGGCCAGTTCTCTCCGCAGTGCCTCAACGCGCATGAAAATCTGCCGACTCGAAAACATGGCGATGTTTCTCCGCGCGCTTTGCGACAGAGAAAACGAGAATTCTAGGTCGGCTTTTCTCACGTGTCCTCTGGAATGAGGCCGCGCTCTTTGTCCCGCTTCTCGAATTCAGCCTCAGTCTGCTGAATGACTTCCCAGACGGACGGCTTCTTCGGCTGGATGAGAGAGTCGATGGACACTTCCTGTCCAGAAGCGCTGTGAAATGACGCGCGCTGCTGCGGGACCGTATGGTCCTGCGCCATCGGCTTCATCGTCGGCACCATCTGCTTGTGGACAGCGCAGACTCCGAATCGACGCTTAGACCCTGGCTTGCTAATGGCACCGACAGAATCCAGCCCACAGACGAAGCACCACAGGCTGAATTCCGTCATCGGCCCCTTGTAGGCGTGGAAGTCGTCCCCCGCCAAGGGAGAGCCACACGGACGCAGTGACGTGCAGCGGTCGCCAGGAAGGCCCTTGTCTCGGCCCTCCCAGTACCGCTCGCACGTTGCACACACGACGCTGAGTCCGCCCTGCACCGCCAGTGCGACTTTGGCTGGATTGAGCGGCATCTCAGATGGCGGCCTTCGCGGCCTTCACGGCCTTCATCGCCTTGGACGCGGTGAACGTCCGCATGGCCTTCTTGAGCGCCGCCTTGTTCGTCGCCAGCTTCTTGAGGAGCGTGACGAACTGGTCTTGGTGCTCCTCGTTTGAAGGATCCATGCCTGCCGCATCCATCGCGAGAGCGAGCTGCGGAAGGATGGCCTTCAGGTTCGGCTCCAGCGCCTCCTCGGACTCCAGAATGGCGTTCATTCGGTCTGCAATCATCGTCTTCTCCTAGATGGAGTTGGTGAGCTTTCGCTCGGGTGTCTGCTGCGTGTTCCTGCGAATCGTGAGTTCAAACCCCACGAAGGAAGTCGTGTCAAACAGGAGTCCGCTCTGCCGAACGTCTGTTACCGCGAAATACATTCCGGCGTTTGGGATGAGTCCGTTGAGCGTGCTACCGCGCTGCAAGTCGAACCCATCGACAGACTCTTGATTCCAGTACGGCGACTTGAGGATTCTCACGATGTCGGACTCGCTGGGTCCCCAAGTTGCCCCAACCTTCTCAAACTCTGACCTTGGTACAAAGAGCTGCCCGTCGAACGAGTTGTAGAAGCCCTCTTGCGCCGACGTTGGGGCGTCCTCCGGGAATGTGAAGAATCCCTTCAGGATGAATGGCCCGTTGTATTTCCTCACAGCGGGCTCGTTGTAGAGCGGGTCCGTCACCCCCTCCTGGAGGTTCTGAAAATACTCGAACTTGGTTCCGACAATACCCGTGTGCTCGTTGATGATGCAGTCGAACAGCGCCCTCTCGGAGTCTCCGAGGTTGAAGTCCTCACCCTCCTTCATCGGGCGCACGGCCATCGTCGGCTTGGGGCACAGGTAGGCTGACAGCGGCTTGCACTTAGACAAGGCCGCCTCCCCAAGAAGAAAGAACCCAAGACACCAACCCTGCCACCAGTGCCCCGGTGAGGAAGCCAATCGGCATGGCGCTCTGCCCAATCTCCTCTTCGAGGACCTGCTCTTCTTGGTCGGCTTCACTGAGAAGTCGCTCTCCGTCAAGCCCGACGCTTCCTTGGGCTCCTGGCAGCTCTGAATACTTCGAGCGGATTCTCCCCAAGTCACGCTTGGCCTTTGCGAGCGCGTACCTTCTCACCAAGTCGAAGTCTCGCTGGTTGAGGTCGAGAATGTTGAACGAGTTGGCGGCGTAGTAGACGATGGCCTGCGGGTAGTAGTTCGCCTCGCTCCTCGGCATGATGTAGAGGAGCCTGTCCTCCTGCCGCCATTCCAGCTCTCCGTTGAGGACTCGACGTGCCGTCTCGGAATACTGCATCGCCTGGTAGAAGGTGCTGACGACGCCAAGCGTCTGCCCGCCGGAGCGCCCGAATCCGTTGTAGACGCCGTTCAACGGCATCCCGAGATTCTCAGAAGGCCAAGCCCATCCCCACGGCGATGTAATCGGCGTGAGGTCGTAAGTCGTGAGTGGAAACACGACGTCAGTGACGATGTTGACGTCGTCTGGGAGCGGGTACTCCGTAGTACCTGGCGTGAGTTGCTGCTTGTACGTCTTGATGAACCCCTTCTTGGCGGCGTACCAGCGCAGGCCCATCGCGATGCAGTCCCGAAGGTGCTCCTCCGTCAGCTCAACCTTGAGAAGCGGGGCCCCGAGGCGGCGCAGAATCCATGTGGAGAGGTCGTCGACATCGAACTGATTGTTGGGGCCGACGCCACATCCGGGCAGGCTCATGGACTTGCCTCACGCTTCACACGTCGTCTGGAAACGAGACGACGTACTTTCGTTTCTTCTTTTTGCCCTGCGGTTCCTTTGCTTCATCTTGAAGCGTATCCCGACTGGCCAGCGTGGTCGAACTTGTGTCCTGCTGCGGCTGCTGCGGTGTCGGCTGCTGCGGTGTCGGCTCCTCCAGTGGGACAGTCTCACGCCTTGCGCGCTCCAACTCGGCCTCCAGCGCCGAGACGACTGACGGTCGTTCTGGCTCTGCAACGGCTTGGGTCGGGCCATCTGTTGGGCGGACCATACGGTCCGGCACGGGTGGTTGTGTCGGCTGTACGTGGTTTACCGGCGTTGGGCTGGCCCCCTGTCCAGATTTCTGAATCGGCCACCCTCGCGCGTCCGTCTCGTACAGGTACAGGGGCACGTACTTGGCGTACTCGTCTCCTCCCAGCAGGTCCGTGTCGTAGACGCGGCCACGTTCAGGAAGAATGACAATGGGGAGGCTGACGAGTTTCTTGAAGTACCTCACAGCAGCTCCTTCAGCGCGGAGAGCTTCTCCTTGAATTCTTTGAGCGACAGCTCGAACTGGTCGAACTGCGTACACAGGACGTCGAGGAGAAGCGCCGCCTCTTTATTCTGAGACACGCCAGTCTCGTCAGATTTCGGCTCTTTGGCAGGCTCTCCTTCTTCGCCGGACTCCTCTCCAAGCCCCTCTGAAAACCCGGAAGTCAAGGCTCGAACGGTCTCCTCTGCTTCTGGAGTCAGGAACGCATCGACCGGCCCCGCGTCGTCCTCAGTTGGCGCATCTGGAGTGTCCTGCACCGAGGGCTCTTCGCGCCGCCCCGGAGATGCTGGGGGTGCCTCTGTGGGCCTTGCTGGAGACTTCCCTACAGCCCCAAGCCTCGACAACTCGTCCATCACGTCCTGAAGCCGTGCCATGTCCTTCCTCCTGAGTGCAGAGGCTATACACCACCGCTGAAGGACGTGGAATAGCTACCGGCTCTGGTTCCAGAACAGGAATCCGCCGAGGACTCCGTACAGAAGCGGAATGAGAGGTCGCAGGGAAATCCACTTCGTCAGGCCCTCAACGCCTTCCCACTCGCTGGCAAGGTGCCCCGCCACGACCCCAACGGTGACTGACAGAATCGGAGCTTCGCGGAAGGCGTGCGCCAACACTTCGCTGATGGTGTCGCCCGTCACCTTGTTGAAGTTGACGACGAGGTCGTAGACGACGAGCCCTCCGAGAGTGACGGCGACGACGATGATGGTGATGACTTTTGTATTCATCTGGTCTGCCCTGTCTAGTCCTTCGCTACCCAGCCGAGCAGGGAGTACGACGTACCGTCCGTGCCCTCAATCGTGCCGCCCTCGGACTTGATGAGGTCCATCAACACGTCTCGTACTTCGTCGCGAATTTTTGAAACAACCTCCATCTGTGCTTTCACGGCCTTTTTCGGGTCTGGCTCGCCTTTTGGTTCAGCGAACTTGCTTCCAATATGTACGCCCAGTGCCATTTTTTTGGTGAAGTAGGCCGAGTAGAAAAACACGTCACGAACGACGCGCAGGGAGCCGTCCGCTGGACTCCAGTATGTTCCGACCTTCGGTGGCGGTTCTCTGTCGAGGCGTTCGTATTTCTTGTACCGCTTGACGATTTGTTCGAGTTTCTTGGCGGCTTTCTCGACGTTGTCATCGGATTCAAGCAAAACCAACATTCTGTCTTGAATTCTCATGGCGTGGACCGTAGCAAACTCGAAACGGCATCTACAATTCAGGGTCAAGCGCTGGCAAACAGTCAAAAACACTTCGGCCCACCAACCGTCGGGTTGATGGGCCTAGTGCTTCAGGCATGCAGCAACCTGATTAGAGGCCGGTCACACGCATTTGTCCATAGTATTCTGGACGAAGCATCTTCTTCGCGTAGCGAGTACGCATCGCCTTGCGCAGCGAGAAGTCGTTCGGGTCGAGGAACGTCTGCGTGACCTGCAGCGGGATGTACGGGGCCCAGACGTACCCGGCATCGAGGAAGCTGCCACCCTTGAGGCCGATGAGCATCTGGTCGCGCGTGAAGAACGGGTCCTCGTAGACCATCCACTTGTTCTGCAGCGTGCCGACCTTGTAGATGCCGAACTGGCCGTGGGCGTTCAGCGGACGGGGCATGTCCGCAGGGCCATACGGCGACTCAGCGCCCGAGACGTAGGCGGCCCGGAAGTCGCCGTGCGTCGTGAGCTGCGCCAGCAGCGCCGAGATGTCCGGGCTGGTGACGATGAAGTTGGCCGGAGCGCGGAGCGTCTTCTTGTGAATCTGGTTCGACACCGTGCTGATGACTGTCAGCATCGAGCGCAGGTGGTCCAGCTCCGAGATGCCAGCGGGAGGAATGCGGTCGAACGCGCCCGTCGTCGTCGTCGAACTGGCGAACAGGTCGTCGATGATTTCACGGTCGATTTCGAGCGCCATCTCCTGCGCCACGGCCGAGACAATCTCCGTCTCGGCGTCGATGCCGTGGAAGGCGCGGAGGTCTTCCGCAGCCTCAGACGACCAGAGCGCCTTCAGTCGGCGAGGCTGGGCCTCGACTGGGGCCTTGCGGACGTCCAACTTCATCGATGGAATCTTGGTGTTCAGTTCACCGTCGTAGGTGTAGAACGCCTTGACCGGGTTCCCCGATGCCGGAGGAGCCGTGAAGAGGAAGCCCGACACCGCGCCATTGGCGTAGTTGACGGTGCCCGCAGAGACATCGCCGGTGAAACCGCCAGCGCCGTTGTCCACGGCCTCCTGCACCACCGCGCCCGTCGTGGCGTTCAACTCGCGAATGACGAGCTGGTAGCCGAGCGACTGGTTGAGCGGACGCACCGGGAAGAACGACAGGTTGATGGCGAGTGGGGTGCCCGCACCGCCGAACTTCGAGCCGTCGCCGACACCGAGAATCTCACCGTCGATGCGCTCCGAGGTGTAGGTGCGGTCGAAGTCACGCGGGAAGACGTTGCCCTTCTGCACGCCGCCCTTGGTGAGGTCGTAGATGTAGTCGAGGAAGAACACCGCCCCGACGCTCGCCGTCATCGGCTGCACTGACACGATGTCGTGCGCGATGAGGTTGGGGAACACCCGGCGCAGTACGGGGAAGATGAACTTCGTGAACGAGCCCACGTTGACGAGGCGCGTCTCCTCCTCCAGCGACTGAAGGTGCTGCGACTCGTTCTCCATCAGCACCGCGATGGTGCCAAGGACGTAGCGGTCGCGCTCCGTGCGGTCCGGCAGGCCCTCCAGCAGACCCTTCCACTTGCGAACCAGCGCCCCGACGTAGGTCTTGTCGGCGATGGTGCGCTTGCTGTCTTCCAGCAGCATGTTTCGAGCTTCCATTTTCTTCTCCTTGCGGTTTCTTGACGGAAATCTCCGCCTGTTTCTTTCGACAGTCACACCGACTGCCAAACTCTACAGCTAGTTGCCGATACCACTCAAGCGACGCAGGGAATCGAGAGAAATCCCGAGGCCCATGTAGTCCGACGACTTCGAGTCGTTTCGGCGTGGATTGACGCTTTCCTGCATTTCCTCAGGTACTCGTTCGACTCCGCCAGACATCCTGGAGCGAATTTTGGCCCGAATCTGCTGCAAGTCGTCCGCATCACGAACGGGCTCGCGGTTGCTTTCGACGAGGTCGTCGATTTCCGACTTCGTCGGACGGACCGACTCCACCAGCTTCTTCAGGTTCTTGTTCGGGTGCGTCTTGAGGCGCTCTTCGGCGTAGAGGCGAGACTCCAGTTCCTGCTTCTCGGCCTCGGCCTTCTGGAGCTTGGCCATCAGCTCGTCGGCCTTCTGCTGCTCACGGACCATACGGTCCTCGATGAGCTGGAGCTTCTTGTCGAATTCCGCACGCAGGCGAGACTCTTCGGCGCGAGCGCTCTCGACTTCCTTGGACTTGGCCTCTACGGCCTTCTTGGTTTCCTCGCTCTTGCGCGACAATTCGGCGCGCACCGACTCGACCTTCCGCTTCAGTTCGTCGGACGACCCAAATTCCGTCACATCTCCCACAAGGGCGCGAATCGACTCGGCCTGCGGGTCATTGGAGAGGATGCGCTCCAGGTAGAACCTGTAGCCGACCTCCTTCGCCATCGCCGCGAGAGAGGCGTTCTCCTCCTCCAGCGTCTTCAGCTTGAGGGAAAGCTCCGCCGTCTCCATCTGGAGCTTCTGAATGGCCGCGTCCTTCTCTCGGACGACAGCAGCGACGTCACCTGGAAGGATGAATGGCTTGAGGATTTCCTTCACCGACTCAAGTGCCTGCTTGGCGGCACCGACTTCGGGGTCGTTGAGAAACTCCTTCCGCACAGCATCCTTCGCCTCTTCGCGAAGGGCAGCAAGGTTCGACAGGAGGGTGCGGGAAAACTCCTCGCGGAGAGTCTCCTTGGCCTCCACCTGCCTTCCAGTCTTCTCTGCCTCGATGCGTCGCGCCCACTCAATGGCCTTTTCCTGCTCCTCGTCGGCGTCGAACTCCACGCCCTCGAAGAGGCGTCGGCTCTCGGACACCTGCGGGTAGGCATCGACATCGGCCGGGTCCGCCACGAAGTCGAACGTCACGAGCTTGTAGTCGTCCTGCACCACGTCTTCGTTCTTGTCGTTCGTCTTGACGCTACCGAAGCCCCGACTGGAGACGCCAACCAGGACATTCGACTGGAGCAGCGCCATGAGGTTCTTCCCTGCTTCGGTCGGGAGAATCTCGGCCTCGCCCTCGACGATTCCGTCCTTGATGCGGAGGTCCGTGACGACGTGGCTGACTCGGGCCAGCTTGGTTTGTCCGTCAGACGGGTGGTCGATTTCGCCAAAGACGCGGCGCTCCTTCAGCGCCTTGCTGAGGCGCTTGATTTCCTTTTCCCACACGTGCTTCGGGTAGACGCGCTTGTTCTCCGTGGCGACTCCGCACTTGGCGAACTCACCGCGCACCTTGACCCGATTCCCGTTCGACTCTACCAGCGTCAGTCGAACATACGAGACGTCGCTCAGGAGTGTCTTGCTCATCTCAGTGTTTCCGCCACCTGAAGCTGACTCGGGCCAGCTCGGTTTGTCCGTCAGACGGGTGGTCGATTTCGCCAAAGACGCGGCGCTCCTTCAGCGCCTTGCTGAGGCGCTTGATTTCCT